AAGGAGGCTGGAATAACCTCTATACTTCATTACTACGATTTGGAACGGAGTTTTTTGAGTCTGATGTCTCAGGATGGGACCGCAGTGTGAGTTCGGATTTGCGTTGGAAGATATGCGAATTGCGTTTCACGTGGTTGCCTTTGGAGTTGCAAACTCCTGAGAATTTCAAAACCATATTTACGTCATATGATTTAGCAATAAATGCATTTGTAGTCCTTGAAGATGGGGACGTGACGCGGAAGTATGGTGGAACGAGTAGCGGAGAGTATAACACGTTGGATGATAACTGCGTGATACACTGCTATGTTTGTTTTTTGATCATCCTCTGGATGGCACAGGAAGCCGAAGTGAAAGTGACGTATGAAGATATAGTCAGATACTTTAAAATGAAATTTGTCGGTGATGACAATCTCGGCGCTGTGAAAATGATCGAAGTCCCTTGGTTCACGTGGGAGAAGTTTCAACGTGGATATGAACTGTTAGGGTTTAAGATCAAATATATCAGACATTCTGCCGTGCTTATGGAAAGAGAGTTTTTGTCTCTGCGCTTTACGAAGCGCCACGGAATGGTTTTGGGTGAACCAGATACAACAAAAATCCTATGTTCACTTGTCTTTGGCAATCATTACGATGACGTGCAATATCGTCTTCTTCGTGCCTTGGACTTTCGTATGTACGTCTATCCGAATGCAAAGTTGTATGCGTTGGTAAATGAGTGGTGCGAAACACTCTACCGGGAAAACAAGATTATGTGTGAACGAGAAGACACTGATTTTCCCTGGTCTACAATTCGAGGAAATTGGCACTCACTCGGAGCACTGATGGTGCTTCATTGCGGCTATGAATAAACGTTCGTCGATTAAAGAAGGCCTCGCGTTTTAAAATTCGCGCGTTCTCAGTGTATCTGGATCGCGCAACACGAAGACGAAAGGAGTCTTACAGCCGTCGTTGAGAGAGGGGGGTGCTGGCAGAGGAGTCGCATCACTCATCAACGCATTTATACCAGGTACAACTGAGTATAAACAATCGCATCCCAGAAAGAAAGGGAGCGGAGGATTCAAAGCAGATCAAACGAAAGGAGGCGATCAACAGCTTTCTAATCACTTTACAAAAGGATTTGGAGGAGGGTCTGGCTTACAAACAATGCCTTCAGTTAAGAAGGGGGGCCGTGCCGCCAAAGGAAAGGGCGGAATTAAGAAAT